TTCCGAGTTGTGTATTCTGAATTTATTTGTTATAATTGCTGGCATTCTTATTTCCTTTATCTATATTTATACAAGTTTTCTAATTAGTAATTAATTCCTATTCCGTGGACTTGACATTCTTTTGTAGAACTTGATTGGTTATCCCACTCTATTTTATAACGGACATCTGTTCCACTCGTACAAGTGGTTTCACCTAAACGGATTTGTTTAATACCTGTTGAATAAACTGGTGTTATAGCATTATAACTAGACGCTTCTGTCCAATTTGATCCTCCATTACAAGTCATATAAACCTTTAAATCAGTTCCCATAGTATTAGTTCCAAAAGCATCCTTATATAATAATGTTCCACCAACTTTAGTTTTTGCTGAACCAACTACATTAGCAGCTTGAATTGCTGTTCCTGTTGTATTTGAAGCAGGGACACCAAAGTTTGGAAGAGAACCTGCAAAACTTGTTCCATCAGCATAACGATTATTACTTGAAATTCTTATGCCATCCATCCAACCTTTAAAATATCTATTAGGGTCACTTCTATGATGACCAATTCTAACAACTCCATCTGAATATGCACCAGCACCAGGAGAACCTGGAGTACCACTATCTACTTGAACTCCATCTATATAAAAACGAAATACTCCACTTTGTCTTGTATAAGCTACGTGGTGCCAAGCACCCTCACTACAAGCAGTTGCTTCTTTTAAGTTTGCACCACCTTCAGTATTAAACACTTCTAATTTTTCAGTACTATTTTCAAATTCCCATTGTTGTATTTGTCCAATATCAAAAATACTATCACTTGAAAAATCAACCCCAGCTTCTTTCCACATCCAAAATTCAACAGTATAATCTCCATTTGTTTCCATAGCTTGAAAAGAACTATGAGTAAAAGTCATTGTATCTCCAGCACCGTCAAAATAAATTGATGTATTTGTGCCAGTTAATTTTTGTGTATTATTCCAACGTGTGTTTCCACCTACTGTCGCACTATGAGGATTAGAACTTTTATCTGTAAAAGTTGTAGAACCATCTGTCATATTGAAAGATGACAATAATAACATTGTATCAGCATCCGAAGTGAATATATCTGTTGCAGGAGTAATTGTGTTTATATAACCAGATGTAAGAGCAACCTGTGTTTTAGTTCCTAAAGTATCTGTTGCGAAGGTATCAATATGTTGATTTGGCAAATTAAAAGCGGCACTTGATTCGTTAGTTGCTTCTCTTAAAGCCAAAGCACTTATATCCGACTTAACTGGTTGTAAATTTGTTTCACCACCAAGAGTTGTCGTTAAATTATTTGCTATACTTCTAGTTTTAGTTCCCATTTGTTTATCCTAAATATCTTATTACTATTTCTGCACCACTATTAGGAGCAGTTATAAAAGTTAATGTTGTTCCTGAAATTGTATAATCGTCTGTTGGCACTAAACAAATACCATTTACAAAAACTAAAATATCATCTACTATTCTTCCAGAAAGAATTGTAAATCCTGTTGTTGAACCATCTGCAACAAGTGATTTATTTGTAATTACATTTCTTCTTCCACCTTGAACTTCAATAGCGTGACCCATACCTCCGTGTGGTTCACATTGATAATAAAGTAAAGAAGGTGTATCTTCTGTAATTTCTATTTGTAAATATGCACCAGCATTTCCTGCTGTACCGTTAACGGTAACATTAGTTGTATATTCAATTGTTTTATTTGAATCTCTATAAATTTTCATTTGATGACCAACGTTTGTTGAATCTGATTGGTCAAATTTCCATTTACCTGGTGCTAATTGTAATAGTGGAGATTCATCTCCATCTATTAAAAATCCTGATGAATGTCCAGTACCATAATAATAATGCGCTGTTGTTTTAGTTGCTACGGTTACTGGAAGCGTTTCAATAATAGTATTATGAGAAGAACGGTAAGAAAGATATTGTACGTCTGAAATTCTTTCATTTAATTGGTCTAAAGCAGAACCCGCTGTAAATGCACCAGAACCACCAACTGAACCAGGTTCAAATCTTGTTGTTGAAGAATTCCAAACCATTCCTTGACCGTTAGTAATTCCTGTTATATTAACATTTGAGTGTCTATCAACACCATCATTTTCTGTTAATAAATTTACCCAACCTGACGCTGTTGCGATATAAGGTTTAAGTAATGCTTCATCTAAAGCAGGCGAACCTGAATAAGTTGCTGCTGCTGGAAAACTAGCAAAGTTTGGATAATTAAATCTTATTGCTGATCCTTGTCCATTAATTGTTATATAAGATGAACCAGTTATTGATAATCCATTTACTGTTGTTGCACTTGTTCCTAATTCAATTGCTGTATAACCGATAGTAACTGAATCATTTGCTAAATTAGCATTTGTAATTCCTGCACTACCACTTAATGAAGCATTTGTAAGTCCTGAAGCGGCTACTGTAACTGTATCACCAGTTGTAGTTGTTGTTATACCAGTACCACCAGATAATTTTAAAGTATCTCCTTGTACTATGGAAGACGTTGTTGATGTATCATCAGCGATAGTGAATAAAGAACCTGTAATTGAATTTGATCCAGTATCTATTGTTTTATTTGTTAAAGTTTGTGTACCGTCTTTAGTTGCAACATCACCTGTTGGTGTGTTAATAACTGGACTTGTTAAAGTTTTATTTGTAAGAGTTTGTGTACCGTCTTTAGTTGCAACATCACCTGTTGGTGTGTTAATAACTGGACTTGTTAAAGTTTTATTTGTAAGAGTTTCTGTACCAGCAATTGTCGCAAAATCATCATCTGATAAAGCAGTATTAAAATTTGCTGTTGTTCCTGTAATAGTATTAGTTGCTAAATCAATTGATTTATTTGTTAATGTATCTGCTGATGTTTCTGTAAGAACTGTACCGTCTATTGCTATTTGAACTTCATTATTACCAACGGTTGTTATAATACCATTAGAACCAATGAACTGTAATTTTTCACCAAGATTTACTGTATCTACAGTAGAACTAGTATCTTCAATAGTAATATAACCTGTTAGATTACTACCATCACCTATCGCTGTATAGATTTCGTCAAAATTTTGATTTATGATACTACCACCACCACGCAGGTTAGTACCTGTTCCATCATTGGATACTGTTCCTAAAAATATTGATTGTTTAGCCATTTCTTCCTTTAAATTACTTTACTATTTATAATCTTTTACGGTGTTGTATCATCAAAAAGTGGTCCTTCATCATCCCACCTTACAACTGTATTACTGAAGTCATTTTGGTTAAATGTAATTACTGAAGGAAAAGCAGTCATCATCTTAACGTTTTTTCCATTAGCGTCTGAAGACATTAAGAATATTCCACTTTGTCCATCTAAACTAGTCCTTGTTCCAAATACTTTTAATTCATTGAATGCTCTAAATGTATATCCTGGATCATTTGCAAATACAGTAGTTGCGTATTTGTTAAGTGTTCCCCAACGAGGTCCACCATATGCGTGACCAGTTCTAACACTTTGACCACCTATTGTTGACCGTTTTCTACTTAAATAATCATAATCTATTCCAGCTCTATTTAAAGTTATATCTCTTTGATTAGCAGCAAAATGTTCAATTGTATTATGGTCTAAATCAATTGAACCTGATTCAAGAGCATTTGCTCTTAAAGATGTTCCATCATCTATTGTTCCTAATCTTCTACCAAATATAACCGAGAATAAAGTATTAAGAATTGCAATTAATGGTATTTCAACTTCTGTTCTACCAGAAACAGCACCAACTAATGGTAATCTTCCTCTGGCGTCTAGTGTGTTAATAATATCTACTTGACCTGTAAAATAAAATCCTGCTGTATGCATTGTCTTTTTAAATGCATCCCGCCATACTGCAATAGAACTAGCAACTCTCAATACATAAGAAAAATCTTGATAGTATTTACTATCTTGTACTTTCATTGTTATTTCAGAAAGTTTACCATCTTCATTAATAAATTTTCCATCTGTATCTGCAACTGAAACTACATTAACTGTTGCTGTTGCAGGATCATTTTTTGCAATAGTTCCTGAACCACCTGAATCTGCTGATAATACTTGACCTTCTGTAAATGTTCCTGTAATATCTTTTATTCTTAATATGTTTGTATTAGAATTAAATGAAACAATTGTTCCTTGTCCACTAGGTGTTGTACAAGATGATCCTACTGTAAAGTTTCCTATTGCACCTGATAATACAGCACTATTATAAAATGCCAATATTGGAGGAGTTGGAGCGTCTTGATATTTTTTTCCTAACTCAACTGTTTTTAATGCTGTAATTCTTCCAATCTCATCACCCCACGCATTTACAGTTCCAGTTGAACCACCTGGTGATGTTATAGTTACAGTAGGTAAAGAAGTATATCCTGTACCACCATAAGTTAAAAATATTTTTTCAATTGTTCCATTACCTGTATCTTTTTCTTGCATAATACTATTACCAAAATATTGGTCACCTGCATTAGTACCATCTTCTAAAACTATTTGGTCAGAATCTTCACCTGCAATACCACCATTAATAACTCTTACAAATCCAGCGGCATCCCTACCACCTGTTCCACTATTATCAAATACTAATTTATCTCCAACTGAATAATTTGCGCCTTTGTTAGTAATTACTATATCTGTTAACCCACCTGAACCAATTTCTTCAATATTAAATATAGCTCCAACTCCACCTGCGATAACTTTAACTGTATCAGTAGTTTCATTTAATGTTCCATCATTTGTAAGTATTTTTGTTCCTGGTATTCCTGTTACAGTTGCTTTAATATACCAATCGTCTTCATCTGAAGCAGTACCTTGTATTTGTTCACCAATTTGAAATGTACCTTGAATAGAATCATTATTTAAAATAAATTCTGTAACTGTATCCGCACCAATTTGATACTTATTAACATTTTCAATAATTGCATATGATAAACTGTCTGCACCAGTAATTGTTCTTCCAACTAATTCTGCTGTATCGCCAATATCACTAATTGCTCTTAATACTTTTAATGTATCATACTTACCATCTGATACTCTTAATAATTGTTCTCTAGGATAAAACGTTTGTGATTCTTCATTAAATAATACTCTAAAAAATATTTCGTGTCCTCTATTCGTACCTTTTGAACGATAAAGTGATTTAACATTTTTTATAAGATTTCTTTTATCAACTTTGTTTGCTAACTTATCTGGTAATGTTGCAAGAAATTCATCTCTAAAATTTGATAAGAAATTACTAATTACATTATCTGGATCTCTAAAGTTAACTAGGTCGGCAATATTATTTACTGGATTAGGTCTATAATTATTTATTATTGCATATGCATTTGAACTACCACCTACAACTATTTCACCATCTATAAATTTACTGTTAGCACTTATGAATAAACGTCCATTATCTAAATCTTCTGTTAATACAACAGAAGTTGAACCAGAAGATTGTCCTGTAATTGTTTCACCTCTAGTAAATTTTCCATATTCAGAACCAGAATAAATTTCAAAAATAATTTTATCACCTGCGTCAAGTAATGTTCTTGAACTACCTACAGCACTTGAATTTAAAACTAAATTATTTGCTTGGTCTGTTTCTGATTCTAATAAAATACCTTCTGTAGATTTAACAGAAGTTACTGATAACTCAGCGGACTCTAGTAATTGATAATAGACTTTAAGAAATTCAGCAAACTTTGGGTGTTCGCTAACTACGAATTCAGGTAGTTGACCCGAAAGTATTGTTGAGATTTTATCAGTAAACTTTGCCATTAGTCATTAGTAGCTGGAAGTAGTTGTGTATCCGACACCTGCCTCAGCACTTCCTCCTACAAAACTATCAGCTGTAACTGTTATTTTTGAATTTGCAATATCCATTTCAACAATTTGGTCTCTAACTGGAACAACATCATTAGAACTTGGTACTACAGTTAATCTTATTACTGTTGAAACTGCACCATCAATATTTGATATACTAGCAATGTTCATTGAATTAAGTGTTAATGCACCTGTTGAATAATCAATAGTACCTTGTGTTGAATTTAAATAAGATTTTACTCCACTTGCCTGATAATATAATCTTACATTACCTGCGCCGTCATCATCAAAAAAGCATTCGTTATCATTACCATCAACTTTAAATCCTGATGAAGTTAATATTCCACCTGAACTTGCCATATGTCCAGAGTGTGGATTATATAATGCATTTCTAAAATAGATACTATATTTTGCTGATGTACTAATTAATGGTTGGAAATCTTTTCTAATTTTAACAGTTGTAATGTTTGATAAAATACTTGTATCAGCACTATCAATCAAACCTGTAACTTTTGAATATCTGAATACTGCGTCAAACTTTTGTAAAGTAGAAGCATTATAAGTTGTTAATGAATCAATAACATCTGCTTTTATAGTATCAGCAGTTTTTGCTGTTGCCTTTGCGTCATACTTAACATTTGAAGTAATTAATACAGAAGTTG